AAAACATTTTACATCGATGATATTATCGAAGAAGCATATGAAAGATGTGGAATTCGTGGAGTTGCCGGTTACCAGTTAAAAACAGCAAGACGATCTTTAAACATTCTTTTTCAAGAATGGTCTAATAGAGGATTACACTACTGGGAAGTAGGAGATACCAATATTGACCTTGTTGAAGGTCAGTCAACTTATACTTTTTATCGAGCTACAGGAGACGGGGCTAGTGACACCACAGCAGGCGGAACTACAGGCACTTCTACTTATGGATTAGAGGATGTCCTTGAAGCTACTCTTAGAACAAGCAGAGGAACAACTTCCGAATCTGATGCAGCTTTGACAAAAATAACTAGATCAACGTATTCTGCCTTATCTAATAAATTAGCGAAAGGAACTCCTTCCCAATATTTTGTTCAACGGTTTATTGATAAGACAACTGTCACTATTTATTTAACAGCCGATTCTACTAACGCATCGAAAGAAATTCATATCTATTTTGTAAAAAGAATTCAGGACGCCGGAAGCTATTTTAATGCTGTGGATGTTCCTTACAATTATATTCCTGCTATGTGCGCAGGTCTTGCATACTATTTAAGTTTAAAATATTCACCAGACAGAACACAACAGTTAAAATTATTATATGAAGATGAATTAATTAGAGCGGAGGCAGCGGATGGTTCAGAGGCGAGTACATACATTACACCGAAAACTTATTATCCGAATATATAATTATGACTGAAACATATAGCGGTTATAAAAAAGGAGAATTAAAGCATGCTATCCCTCCACTATCCAAAAGTAGACTTGAAGAATTAGCTGTGCTGCATCCTGAATTAGCGGCAGAAGTTGAAAAAATTATAGCAGCTATGAAATCTAAAGGTGGTCAAGTAGGCAAGCCTTTAGGACCTGGAGGTAAAAAATAATGGCAAATTTTGCAAAAGGAAAATATGCACTTGCTATTTCAGACATTAGTGGACAAGCTTTTCCATGGAATGAAATGGTTACCCAATGGAATGGTCTCTTTGTTCATTATTCAGAATTTGAATCTAAACAACCTCAATTAAGTCCTAGACCCCATGGAGCGGATCCAATAGCTTTAAAAAAAGCCAGACCTGCAAGAACGGCTCCGGCTGTTACACAATTAATGCCTAAGGATCCTTTCACCACTTATGGTGGAGGGTCTTCTTATATTAATGTCAACGTACCTGGTCATGGCTTAACGGATTCCAGTACTTATCGATTCAGAGGCGCTTCTTCAACAGGAGGGAATTATACTAATCCACCTACCTTTGACGGTATTGCAGGATCTAATGTTACAAAAGCCGCTGGCTACCCGATTCGAACAGGAAAATGGGTAAGCGGTGCGCGTGATACAGATAAAACTACTAATTGGTTTTATTTTGTTGTAGATACTAGTACAGCTACAACAGGAGGAATAAAAGGAGGAGGTTATCCAGTGTCCGTTGGACCGGTAACTATATCAGCATAATGGCAGGATTCACATACGCAACATTAACTACAGCGATTGGAAATTATACTGAAGTAGGAACTGATGTTCTTACTAGTACGATTACAGATCAGTTTATTGAAAATTCAGAACATAGAATTTTAAGAGAAGTTAACATTGACGCTTACCGAGATTCTCAATTAGGGAATTTTGTCACAGGGCAGCAATATATTAATGCGCCCGCTGGGTGTCTTGTTATTAGATCCATAGAAGTGGTAGATGGATCGTCTCCAGCCGAACGTACCTATTTACAAAAAAGAGATATTACTTTTATCAACGAATATAACAAATTCGCTGAAGGTGGAACAACCACAGCTACAGGCCGCGGGCTGCCTAAATATTACGCAATGTATGGAGGTGCTACGGGAGTAGCCGTAACGACTTCAGGGACTATTACAGTCGCTCCTTGCCCCGATTCTACTTATCAGTTTCAGGTTAATTTTGTAAAGATGCCGACTGCTCTGGCTTCTGGAAACACGACTACTTATATTAGCCAGAATTTTGGAAATGGCCTATTATATGCGTGTCTTGTTGAAGCTTTCTCATATTTAAAGGGTCCACAAGATATGTTGACATTATATGAGCAACGCTATAATAAAGAGGTAGAGAAGTTCGCAATCGAACAAGTTGGTCGAAGGAGAAGAGACGATTACGATGATGGAGCAATCCGAATACGAATTGATTCGCCTTCACCGGGACCATAATAGGAGAAAAATATGGCTATAACAACAAGTGCAATTACCAGTTCTTTTAAGAGAGAACTATTAGCCGGTGACCATGATATCGCTGCTAGTGGAGATACTCTTAAATTAACTTTATATACAGACTCATCAACAATTGGTCCTGGCCTAGCTTCTTACACAGCAACAGGTGAAGTAGGAAACTCAGGGGACTATACTGCAGGAGGAAAAACTTTAGCGGGTCAAACAACTAGTTTGTCGGGAACGACAGCTATTGCTGATTTTACTGATCTGTCTTATTTAACTGCAACAATTTCTGCAATGGGAGCTTTAATTTACAATTCATCAAAGAGTAATAAATCTATTGCCGTGTTGGATTTTAGTACTGTTAAAACTTCTACAGCTGGTACTTTCACAATTCAGTTTCCAAACTATACTGATACATTAGCGATCATAAGACTCGCTTAGGGAGCCGGGGTCTTAGATGGCTGCTAATACTTGGGGTGTATCCCCTACAACCTGGGGACGCGGTCTTTGGGGTAAACAAAGTGATACGCTCGTAGCGGTTACTGGTCAATCAATTACATCAGCAGTAGGTACTCCAGACGTCAATATAGTTAAACCTGTTGGACAACAAATAACTTCTGCGCTTGGGTCGGTTACAGCTTTTACAGATATTACAGTTAAACCCACCACTCAAACTATTACTTCTTCAGTAGGATCTATAACTGCCGAAGGCGTTATTGCACAGGGTTGGGGAAGAGGAACCTGGGGTAACAGAGTTTGGGGTGGTACATATACAGTTCAAGTAACCGGCCAAGAAATTACATCGGCAATAGGAAGCGCTACAACTAAAGCGAATGCAATAGTTAAACCTACATCCGTAACTATAACATCATCGGTAGGCAGCGTTACCGTTAATGCCAATGCAGACGTTAGTGTAACAGGACAGTCTATTACTGCTTCTGTTGGAACGGTACTAGCTTATACTCAGCCTGTGGCTGTAACAGGTGTCCAAATAACGTCTGCTGTAGGAATAGCAGCCGTAGTAGGTGGAGTGGATATTGATGTTACTGGACAGGCAATAACAAGTGCCGTAGGATCGCCTAGAACCTTTACAGATATTACCGTTAAACCTACAGCTCAAAGCATTACTTCGGCTATAGGAACGGCTCTTGCAAAACCAAGTATAGATTTCCCTGTTACTGGACAAGCAATAACAAGTGCTTTAGGATCGGTTACGGCCTTTACGGATATTACCGTTAAACCTACTGCACAATCAATAACTGGGACTGCAGGAGTGCTCGGAATTAAGGCTTATTCTGATGTTGACACTGGAAGCACAACAAGCTATACAGACGTTAATATTCATCAAGCTGCTTAAGGAGAATAAATTATGGCATCAAATTATAATGGTCTAGGTCTTCAATTAATGACAACCGGTGAAAAAGCCGGAACATGGGGAAACGTAACAAACACTACATGGAATGAAGTAAAAGACACTTTTGGTTATGTCTCTATTGCCATGACGGCGGATAGAACTTTAACTATTCCAGATGGCTCGACTGGAACTTATGACGGAAGAGCATTTATTATAGAATTAACAGGAACTATTGGAGGAACGAGAGTTTTAGATATTGCAGCAACTGCGGGATCAGGATCTTCTCCTGGTGGCTCAGAAAATATTGAAAAACCTTTTATCGTTTACGACAATACAACCCACGGTGGAAACACTTTAACTTTTAAAGTTACAGGTGCAACAGGATTTGCACTTACTGAAGGCGCTACTTATTTATGTTATCACAATGGAACAGATATTATTAATACAGGTCTACTTTCTAGTGTAGTTGCAGACACTTCACCGCAACTTGGTGGAAATTTAGATTGTAACGGAAACGATATAGTTTCAACTTCAAATGCCGATATTGACATCATTCCAAACGGAACAGGCGATGTTAATCTTGGAGCAGATACAGTTCAGGTTGGCGATAATAATGCCAATGCAACGCTTACTACTCAAGGAACAGGAGATTTAATTTTAAATACAAATAATGGTTCAAGTTCTGGAGACATTACTTTACTAGATGGAGCAAACGGAAATATAGAGTTTACCAATAACGGAACGGGTGTCGTTAAATTTAACGACGCGGCTTATTTTCCAGAAGCTAATTTAACTTTTGATGCAACACAAGACTGGGATGTTCAAGCATCTCCAGTTGCGAAAGTAACTTTAACGGACAATGTAACTTTTGACGCACCATCAAATCCAACGACAGGACAATTCATTTCCATTCTTTGTATTCAAGATAACACAGGAAGTAGGACTATAGCGTGGGATGGAGTTTTTCAATTTGCATCCGCTGAAGCTCCGACAGCGACAACAACAGCAGATAAAGGCGATTTATTTAGCTTCAGATATAACGGAGCAAAATGGCTTTGTGTTGGAACAACGCTTGCCTTAACACTATCATAGGAGTTTTATGTACGCATTAATAGAAAATAACGAAATAAAAGAAACATTCAGCAATATAAGAGCACTCAAGATTGGTGGTGTTCAATATCCAAAAAACATCTTTACTGTGTGGAGTAAGGAAAAAAAAGAAGCAATTGGTATTTATGAAATAGTACGTGATAATTCAAACAAGAAAGATGATTCACTTTATACCAATACCGAGGTTTCCTATGCCTTTGCAGATGGAAAAGTTACAGCAAGTTATGG